GCCTGAAAAGGCATAGCTACTCGGACCGGGTAGGCCCAAGTACATGTGCGTAAAACCGCGTGTGCATTGAGGTTCCAAAGGGAAAAATAATTTTCTCCTAAGCAAAGATTTGCGTTACTTCTAAACGAGTAATATCGTTATGAAAACAATAATTAATGTTTAGGCAAGGTAACTCCAGAGGTGAGATGGCAATATACTAGATGGCATAGCCCGATCTAGGGTAAGCCCCATTCCCCCACTGTTATGTTATATTTTATTACCGGGTAGTACCGGGCTGGCGCGAGCCAGTAAGCTTTGGCCCCTAACAAGGGTCCGACTTAAAGTAAATTTATATCCTCTATCAGAGGGGGGGTGGGACACCCCCTAGCTACGACTATGTTATTCGAACTTCCCCGAGTCGATGTCCTTCGGGACTAGATCACCGAGTGATCGGGACGGGGGGGGCGAAGGGTCCTAAGGGGACCTCGTAGTTTTAACTAATTACGAATACCTATGGACTCGTTTTCCTATCTTCAAGCTGAAGTTAAGCCTTATAGACTTAGCATCTACCCTAGAAAGGGAGGCTGCGGCTCATCGGACCTTTATGGCGAGATGAAAACCGAAGTCTTATTAGTTTAAATGTACCAATGTGGTTATAATCCTAAGTTGGATTAAGTCAAGGTAGGCGTCGGCCGAAGCTATCGTAGATGCAGGATCCAAGATAGATCGGGAGGGTCCTGGAAGTATTGTACTTTTCAGAGACCTTGAACCGGCCTTGCCCTTATGGGGCGTACGAGACGTAATCTTTCTAATCGTAAGGCAGTAGCCTTTTAGGAAACGAATGGTGTGTTAGCCTTTGAGCGGTCCCTCGGGCCCGTCGATTGTTCTAGGCAGTTTACCCCTAAGGGGGCAAACGCCGGGAAAATCTGGAGATTAGCATCGTAAGGTGCTGATCTCTGGGTTGGGTAATGGCTAGGAGACTAAGATATGAAAGGGAAACCCTCTATATCGACAAGGATCTTGTCCATCCATTAACGTTCGAAAGAACGATTAGGAGAAATAACTATACATTGAGAGTGTCGCAAATAACGAGGGGAGTTTATAATCTCCCTCGATCGTTGACGTTTAGGGTTAAGGACGTTTCACTAAAACTTAACCGGGTAAAGCAACCGTTTCTACTTTGAGAAAGGGTAGATTTATTGACCGGCTGATTGACTAGCTTAATGGCGAAAAGATGCGATTGCATCAAATCACTTCTTGAAGGTAGTGTCAGAGTAAAAACGTAAGCTCACTGGCCAGGGGCCTCTTCGAGCCACCCTGTTACAGATTATGCTTCAGCCGTAGACTGCCAATGGGAATTGAGATCCCCATTAGTGCGGAGTTTCCGATGTCTGACAGATGAGCCTCTGCAATTGAGGGTACACGAGAATAAATGGTAATGTAACCATTCTGATTGCGGTCGGTGCGCTTGCATCCCCGAAAATTCGAATATCTACTATGAAAACAAATTTAAATTTTATTCTAAAAATGTTCGCAGTTCGACTCTATTTTCCTAGGGTGGTCTACGTATCGTGCTACCTAGTATCACTGATATCTAGATTTTCTCTCGTGGTGCTCTTGTTAGCCAGTCTCGTTCGAGATTGGGCCTCTAACTACGTCCTAAGACGATGTAGAAATGCCCCTTTTCGTTCGATTCTTGCAGGACAAGTATCCTGAGATATGGGATCAAATAAAAGATACCATACCGACTAGAAAAGATGACTAACCGAAGTGCAGCCTTTTTATCTCTAAAACAATCCGCGGTATATTCGCGACTACTCAACACAATTAAACCAGTAAGTGCCTTGATCGCTGTAAAAAGCGGTCGGCCACTAGTGAACCACATTCTTCGAATGTGCTCGCTAGTCGGTTTCACTAAGTCCATTGGTCTTGTAAAAGTAATTATTGTTTTTCTTAATTTCTGCTTTAAATATATTAAGGTATCAGGTCGTAAAGGCCTGGTAATATACCTTAAGGCCTGTCTTGTATTATTACAACAGGCCAGCGGAAACCATAGAATTATTGACGCGGGAAAACTGGGCGTTAGACCTCGAAGGACACATGGGGGTTACCCAAGGGTAATCCCGGCCTTGCATCGAAAACGAATTCGCTCGGGTGATACCAAAGTTTTTAGACTTTGGATGACCTTATTCTCCCTTTACCGGGTGATTAATTTCGATCCTATATTTAAACTGAGAACTATCACGGATCCTTGTCGAGTTGACTTGGAGCCAATGATACCTAAATTTGGTGCATTCTTGCATTCTTTTTGGGTCGGTTTAGATAAACTGAACGACCGATTTCAGGAAACTGAGATCGGTAGTGCGGTAAAATGGAACGAAACGAACGATTTTGTTCTCGGGCTGCGGGGTACTCCCTTTATAATCGCCAAAACATCTGCTTCTGCTGGTGGGGTTGATATCCTCACTAACAAGCCGGATGAGACCGAACACTACAGTCCTTTAAGTACTTCTCCCTCTGCTATCCTTGCAGCTGTTGCTGCCTGGAAAAACAATCGGAAAATGCTTAAAATACTGCAAGATTGGTGTCAACTGACGGGAAACATATGGCTCCTTAATAGAATTGACCTTTGGTCTGGGGTGCTGTTAAAAGCTACAACAGATCCTATGGACAATTCTTACCTTGTACTTAAAATCTTAAAGTACGAGGGTTAGGGAGACTGGGATTTAAAGAGGAGGCCGCAGGGAAATTACGGGTCTTTGCGATGGTAGATCCGTTCACGCAGTGGCTTTTAAAACCGCTACATGACCGACTCTTCAAAGTATTAGACCTGATTCCCCAAGACGGGACTACTGATCAGCTTCGGCCGGTTCATAGATTGTTAGAACGGTACCCAAAAGGTCCCTTCTTCTCCTATGACCTGTCCGCAGCCACAGACAGACTCCCCATCCGGATCCAAATTTTACTCTTCTCGAGTTTCCTTGGTTTCCGGGGGGCCTCGCTTTGGGCCGACCTTCTCGTGTCTCGTCGTTACTCCTATTCATGGGAGCATCCGACTACACACCGAAGGGAGATCGGAAGCGTTACCTATGCGACAGGGCAACCTATGGGTGCCTTGTCCTCATGGGCTAGTCTGGCGATTACCCATCATGCGATAATTCAGATGGCGGCTCATAATTGCGGTGTCGTTAACCATGGTGAATGGTTCGACGCCTATGCCGTTCTTGGTGATGATGTTATCATCGCCAATGAAGCTGTTGCCGCAGAGTACTTGCGACTCATGGACGCTCTAGGGGTTGACATCGGCCTGGCAAAATCTTTGATTAGTCCGAAAGGGCTAACCTTAGAGTTTGCTAAAAGAACTTTCTGGAAGGGTAGGGACGTAAGTCCTGTTCCTTTCTCGGAGTACTGGGTCGGTAGACAACTCTTAGCTGCGGGCCTTGAGCTCGTAAGGAAATACAACCTGACTTTACAACGGTGGCTTGACCTTAACGGGTTTGGCTTCCGGTCTAAAGGTTCGGTTCAAGGGAATTTATCATCCCTTGGGCAACGCTTACGACATAAAATTTTAGCTTACTTTTCACCGGGAATGCCCGCTGGATATCAGATCAAAGAATTCTTTGCAATGAAGTCCATCGGTTCAAGGTGGAAGTGGACAGAGAAGAAAGTACAACTTTTCGTGGAAAAATTTATCTTGCGAGAAATCACAAGAGTAGAAGATTCCATGAACTCTAATTCCTTTAACGCGATGATTGACAGAGTCAAAATTCTCGTTACGGTTAATAGAGATCGGGAGTACTATGGTACTCTATCCAGATCCGCCCCAGGGGCTCGGAAAATTGATTTTCCTGACCTCTTTCCCGATATGGTCCAAGAATCAACTTGGGATGACCCGACTATCGAATTGGATAAAGAATTATTCTACCATGTAGTTGATTCTTTAACCGAGACGGTTTATCGAGAATCTTATTTTGATGTTCTGGTCCAACTCAGAGAGCTAAAAGAGCTAATTTTGACCTTCAAAGAATCGTCAACTGTGACTTTAGATCAACTTGAGGTGGTCGTAAAAGACTACCAAGAGATCCAAGACTCACTCGCGTTGATTCCTTTACCAAAAGAAATTTACAGAAGAGTCGAAAGAGAAACAAGGTTAACTAATCTTGAGATGATCAAACAGTGGGAGGTTTACTCCCGAGTGTTGAGGTCAACTCGTTCAACGTAGGGTTAATTACAACCTACTGCTATCAAGCAAAAATTATGGGGCTATAAACTTTTGAGTATTAGCCTCACAAGATCCGCTCAGCCCGCGAGGGGCTACGTGAAAGCGTAGTGATTAATCACCTGGGCGTAGGACTAGTGTTTACGAAATAAGTATAGACCTGGAGAGGTCTATCTTCCTTCCTTCACAGGAAAGGGGGATAGGTCCTTTGCAGCAATATAGCGAAAATTTTCGAAATTGCATTGAGCAAAGTATGTAAGGAAAAAGGGAGTCCCTCCCGGGTGCCTTACATGTCGTAGATGGATCAGGAGTG